GAGCGTATGCAGAATACAAAGAGTGGGATCCTGATGCATTGATTGTGGAAGCAAAAGCTGCCGGTTCTCCGTTGATATTTGAGCTTCGGGCTATGGGTATACCCGTACAGGAATTTACTCCTAGTCGTGGTAATGATAAAATTGCGAGATTAAATGCAGTAGCAGATATTTTTGCTAGTGGTAGGGTGTGGGTGCCCAATACAAGTTGGGCGGAAGAACTGGTAGAAGAAGTAGCAAGTTTCCCTTCTGGAGAACACGATGACATGGTAGACTCAATGTCACAGGCGCTATTGAGATATCGTAAAGGCGGCTTTATTCCTTTGCAATCAGACTTAGCCGATGAAGTTAAAGAATTTAAATCCAAGCGTCATGCTGGGTACTATTAAGGTAAATAATTATGGCAATTGATAAAGCACTATACCAAACCCCTGAGGGCATCGAAACTCTTGCGGAAAAAGAAATTCCTATTGAGATTGAGATTGAGGATCCAGAAGCGGTCCGTATTGGTATAGACGGTATGGAGATTGAAATTGAACCGGGTAGAGAAGTTAGTGATGAGTTCAATGCCAACCTTGCTGAAGAAATAGATCAAGGCGTATTAGACAGCCTTGCTAGTGAGTTATTAGGCGATGTTGAAAGTGACATAGCTGCTCGTAAAGATTGGATTCAAACATACGTTGATGGTCTAGAGCTATTAGGTCTAAAGATTGAAGAACGTAGTGAGCCATGGGAAGGTGCTTGTGGTGTGTATCACCCACTAATGAGCGAAGCGTTGGTTAAATTCCAAGCTGAGACTATGATGTCTATTTTCCCTGCGGCGGGTCCAGTTAAGACACAGATTATTGGTAAAGAAACACCAGAGAAAAAAGCAGCTGCGGAACGTGTTCAAGACGACATGAATTTCCAGCTAACAGATGTAATGTCTGAGTATCGCCCAGAAACTGAGCGTATGTTATGGGGCTTGGGTTTATCTGGCAATGCGTTTAAGAAAGTTTATTTTGACCCTACTATGGATCGTCAGGTGTCAATGTTTGTACCAGCGGAAGACATTATTGTCCCGTATGGAGCTAGTAATCTAGCGTCTGCAGATCGTATTACTCATGTGATGCGCAAGACAGAAAACGAGGTAAAGCAATTACAAATAGCAGGGTTCTATAGAGATATAGATCTTGGAGAGCCAGCTAACGTATTGGATGAAGTAGAGAAGAAGATTGCCGAGAAACTAGGGTTCCGTGCAACTACAGATGATCGCTACAAGCTATTAGAGATTCATGCCAATTTAGATTTAGAAGGTTACGAGCACACCGATGAAAACGGTGAGCAAACAGGTATCGCTTTGCCTTACATCATAACTATTGAAAAGGGTAGTCAGGAAGTTCTTTCTATCCGCAGAAATTGGGAACCAGATGATAAGAAAAATACTAAACGGCAGCACTTCGTACATTACGGCTATATTCCGGGTTTTGGCTTCTATTGCTTTGGCCTCGTGCATCTTATTGGCGCTTTCGCCAAATCAGGAACGTCACTTATTAGGCAGCTTGTTGACGCTGGTTCACTTGCAAACTTGCCAGGTGGCTTTAAGACCCGTGGACTGCGTGTCAAGGGGGACGATACCCCGATAGGCCCAGGTGAATGGCGTGACGTAGATGTACCTAGTGGGGCGATGAAAGATAACATCATGCCGCTCCCATACAAGGAGCCAAGCCAAACATTGATGGCGTTGTTAAACCAAATCGTAGAAGAAGGTCGCCGCTTTGCTAATACTGCCGACTTACAGATTAGCGATATGTCTGGTCAGGCACCAGTTGGTACAACACTAGCAATTTTAGAACGCACATTAAAGGTGATGTCAGCTGTACAAGCTCGTATTCACTATAGCCTCAAGCAAGAACTTAAGTTGTTAAAAGGCATTATTGCTGCGTACACCCCTGAGGAGTATGACTATGAGCCGACTGAAGGATCGCGCCGCGCTAAGAAGAGCGATTACGAAAATGTTGATGTTATTCCGGTGTCGGATCCCAATGCGTCAACGATGGCCCAAAAGATTGTCCAGTACCAAGCAGTACTACAACTGGCGCAAGGGGCACCCCAACTATACAACCTCCCGCTTCTCCACAGACAGATGCTCGATGTATTGGGGATCAAGAATGCGGCAAAACTTATCCCGATGGCAGAAGACCAGAAGCCGCAGGATCCAGTTTCGGAAAATCAAAATGTCCTAATGATGAAGCCGGTCAAGGCATTTGCTTATCAAGACCACAAAGCACATATCGCTGTACATATGTCTGCTATGCAAGACCCTAAAATCATTCAGTTGTTGCAAGGCAATCCAATGGCTCCACAGCTTCAATCAGCTATGATGGCGCACGTTAACGAGCATTTAGGATTCCAGTACCGTATTGAGATTGAACAACAACTAGGTATGACTTTGCCACCACAGTATGACGAGTCTGGTGAAGAACAAAACATGAACCCAGAAGTTGAGGCTCGCCTAGCTCCAATGTTGGCACAAGCTGCTACTCAGTTGCTACAGCAGAACAAATCTCAAGCACAACAGCAACAAGCTCAACAACAAGCCCAAGATCCGATTGTTCAAATGCAACAACAAGAACTTCAGATCAAACAGGCAGAACAACAACGCAAAACTCAAAAAGATGCTGTTGACGCACAACTTAAGATGGCCCAAATTGATGTGGAGAAACAACGCATTCAAACCCAAGCCAAACTTGAGGGGGCTAAAGCCTTGATGAATCAGTCTGCGCAGAAGAAAACATTGTTGGTTAATTCTGGACTTGACTTGTTAAAGAACTATACAAATAGGAAACACGAAGAGACAAAACAGCAAAAAGAACTGTTTGCTAAAGGGCTAGACAATGCCCACAAACACGCGGCAGGTCAGAACAGACCAGAGCCAAAAATTAAATCAGAAGAAAAGGGTGACTAATGGACGTTACTGATGTTCTAGTGGACGAACTAGATAAAAAGGCAGAACAGTTAAGAGAATGGATAGCCAGCGGACAAGCGCAAGATTATCCAAGTTACCAAAAAGTGTGCGGTGAGGTTCGAGGTCTACTGACTGCGCGCGGATACATATTAGACCTCAAACAAAAATTGGAGAACTCGGACAATGAGTGAACTAAACCTTAGCCATGCAGTGGACCTATCTGCTGTGCTAAACAAAGAAGCGGAAGAAAGAGCAAAACAGCTCCCAATTCCACAGGGATACCGCATATTATGTGCAATTCCTGAAGCAGAAGAAAAATTCGACAGTGGCATTTTAAAACCTGAAGAAATGCGTAGACATGATGAACTTTTAACCACAGTGCTGTTTGTTGTGGATTTAGGCCCAGATTGCTATGCAGACAAAACCCGTTTTCCAAACGGCCCGTGGTGTAAAAAAGGCGATTTTGTCCTTGTACGCCCAAATGCAGGTACACGCTTGGTTATACATGACCGGGAGTTCCGCATTATCAACGATGACTCTGTGGAGGCTGTAGTTCAAGACCCCCGTGGAATCAAACGTAAATTTATTTAAGGAGGCTGGACATGGCTGAATTTGAAAAAGTAGAATTTGAGTTTCCTGACGAAGTAGAAGATAAGGGTAAACCCTTAGAAAAAGAAGCTGCTGCAGAACCAGAGTTAGAAATTGAGATTGAAGACGATACTCCCCCAGAGGATCGCAATCGCCGCCCTGCTATGGACCCAGATGCGGTCAAGAAACTAGAAGTCGAGGTAGATGAGCTGGATAAATACAGCGCCGAAGCCAAAGACAAAGTAATTAAGATGAAGAAAGTTTGGAATGACGAACGCAGACGCGCGGACGCAGCCGAACGAGAGCAAAGGGAAGCCCTACGAGCCGCCGAGAGGTTAATGGCGGAAAACAAGCGCATGAAGGATATGATTGCCAACGGCGAGAAGGAATATGTCGCGGCAATGAAGGGTTCTGCCGATATGCAGCTTGAAATGGCTAAACGTTCTTACAAAGAAGCCTACGATTCTGGTGATTCTGATAGGGTTTTAGAAGCCCAACAGGCAATTACAGAGGCAACTTTGCGTTTGGACAAGGTAAAGAATTTTAAACTACCCCCTTTACAAGAAGAAAAATTTGAGGTACAAAGAGAGGAACAGTACCAATCTCCACCAAAACCAGACGACAAAGTTATGGCTTGGCAGGAAAATAACCCTTGGTTCGGACAAGACGAGGAAATGACTGCAGCTGCACTTGGCTTACATGAAAAGCTAAAGCGTCAGGGGGTCGTGATTGGATCTGATAATTATTACGCAACGTTGGACCAAACAATGCGAAAACGGTTCCCAGAGGAATTTGATGAGCCGGAAGAAGTAGCGGTTAAAGCAAAGGAAGACGCTCCGAAAGCAAAACCCAGCACGGTAGTGGCGCCTGCGACAAGAAGCACCGCTTCTAAAAAAGTCAAGTTGACAACGACACAAGTAGCGTTGGCTAAAAAACTTGGACTTACCCCAGAGCAATATGTCCGTGAACTTTTAAAAATGGAGGCCTAACATGGCTGGCAATAAACTTAGTAGAGAAGTAGATACCAGAGAATTAAACGAGCGTCCTAAACAGTGGATGCCTCCAGAACTTCTGCCGGAGCCAGACAAACAGCCCGGATATTCGTATCGTTGGATTCGTACTTCTATGAATGGTCAAGCTGACCCTCGCAATATTTCATCTAAGATGAGAGAAGGCTGGGAGCCGGTCACAGTAGAAGAACAGCCCAAGTTTAAACTGTTAGTTGATCCCAATAGTCGTTTTAAAGACAACATTGAGATTGGCGGGTTATTACTTTGCAAGACTCCCGAAGAGTTTGTAGAGCAGCGAGCTAAATACTATGCTGATCAAACACAAGCCCAGACGGATGCTGTAGATAATAGCCTTATGCGCCAAAGCGACCCAAGGATGCCCCTCTTTAACGAGAGAAAATCTACGACTAGTTTTGGTAAAGGTAATTAATTAATTAGGAGATTTAAATGGCTTATCCTACAATTTCGGCCCCTTACGGTCTAAAGCCTATTAATCTTATTGGTGGTCAAGTCTTTGCTGGATCTACTCGCAACATTGCGATTCAGTACGGCTTTAACACTAGTATTTTTTATGGCGATGTAGTTGGTATTTCCCGTGGTTATATCACACGTTCAATCGTAACAACTGGTGCAAGCGCTATTACTGGCTCCGCTGGTAACGGTACTGTTGGCGTTTTCTTGGGTTGTTCTTACACAAACCCACTAACCAAGCAAAAAGCGTTTAGCCAATATTGGCCCGCTGGTACTTTGGCTGGTGATGCTGTTGCTATTGTTACTGATGATCCAGACACATTGTTCAAAGTTGTTGCTGTTACAGCAGCCGCTGGTACAGTTGTTGGTTCAGTAGCTCGTGGCATGATTGGTTTGAACGTAACAGGCTCTAACTTACCTGCTGGTTCTACTGCTACTGGTAACTCCAGTAACGGTATTGTTCCATCTGTAGCTGTTGAAAATACAGCAAGTTTGCCATTCCGTATTGTTGACGTAGTACCTGATACAGCAATTGTATCTAACGCTTCGTTGACTTCTGGTGGCGGCACTACAAGCTTGGTAGTTGGAAACTTAACAAGCACTCTTCCAATCGGTACAGAAGTTGGTTATTTAGCTGCAAACGGTCAATATATTGGTATAGGTTCATGGGTTTCTGCTGCTGTTACAGGCACAGGTACACAGACTATCTCTATCAATAGCCAAGCCGTTACAGTTAACTCACCTACTGGAACTGCATCTACTGGTATTACAATCCCGTCAGCAAGCACTTTGGTGTTTACTCAATATCCTGAAGCGATCGTTAAGTTCAACTTCGGTATCCATGAGTACTACAACAATACTGCTCAAGCTTCAACACTTTAATTTAGGAGCTAAATAATGGCTATTTCACGCGCACAACTACTGAAAGAGTTGCTACCTGGATTGAACGCATTGTTCGGACTTGAGTACGCTCGCTACGGTGAAGAACACAAAGAACTCTATGAAATCGAGACTTCTGAGCGTTCTTTTGAAGAAGAAACAAAACTGTCAGGTTTCTCTGCAGCACCTGTTAAGAACGAAGGCTCTGCCATCGCTTACGACAATGCTCAAGAAGCATGGACAGCTCGCTACAACCACGAAACTATTGCCCTTGGCTTTAGCTTGACTGAAGAAGCAATCGAAGACAACCTCTACGATTCTTTATCTGCTCGCTATACCAAAGGTCTAGCTCGTGCTATGGCTTATACCAAACAGGTTAAAGCTGCTGCTGTATTGAACAACGGTTTCTCTGCTGCCTACACAGGTGGTGATGGCGTTGCTCTTTTCAGTACTGCTCACCCATTGGTAAACGGTGCAACTAACGGCAACACTCCTACTACTCAAGCTGACTTGAATGAAACTTCGTTGGAAAACGCTGTTATTCAAATCGCTGCTTGGACTGATGAGCGTGGTCTGTTGATTGCTGCTAAACCTAAGAAGTTAGTTGTTCCTCCTGCACTCCAATTCGTTGCAACTCGTTTGCTCGAAACAGAACTGCGTGTTGGTACAAACAACAACGACATCAATGCAATTAAGAACAATGGTTCTATCTCGGAAGGTTACACAATTAACCACTTCTTGACCGACACCAATGCTTGGTTCTTGACCACTGATGTACCTAACGGTTTGAAGCACTTTGTACGTACCCCATTGAGCAATTCAATGGACGGCGATTTTGATACCGGCAACGTCCGTTACAAGTCCCGTGAGCGTTACAGCTTCGGCTGGTCTGATCCACTAGGAATCTACGGTTCTTCTGGCTCATACTAATCAAACGTAAATCAGTTTGGACCCCGCTCAAAAGGCGGGGTTTTTCTTTATAGCTGCTGTAGTTTATTTTTTACTTCCGTTATTACACTATCCCAATCACCCATTGTGGGCTGTCTAAAAACAGTTACTGTTGGATACCATGGGCTATCAGTCCTATCTAAGAACCAACGATAGCAAGTATCAAAACGATTTAACAACCAAACTTCCTTGCCCATACCAGCTGCTAAATGCATAGTAGAAGTATCTACCGCTATAACTAAATCAAGGTTTGCAATCAAAGCAGCGGTATCGTCAAAACTTTTTAATTCTTTTGTATAGTTAATTAAACAATCCCAATCGTCTGATGCGGCTAATTCGGATTCAGCTGGTTCCCCTTTTTGTAAAGAATACAGTTCAACATTATCAAGTTGTAAAGGTTTAAGCTTTTCTAAAGCAATGTTCCTACGCTCATTAACCGCCCAAACTTCTGGTTGATCAGGTCTAAAACCTCCAGACCAAACAATTCCAACCCGTAACTTATTGTTTTTATTACCCATTTTTATTGAAAATTCATGCACTTTTTTTGGGTCAGCCGACAAGTAAGGCTTTTTAGGAATAATGTCAACCTCTATATTAAGTGCAGCGTTAAGGCTAAACATGGGGCAATAATAATCGTACTCTGGTATGGTATCTCCATCTTGAAGTACTACATCAATGCTTTTTACTCGTTGTAACAACGTTACTACTTCTTTTTGAACCCCAAATATTGTGGTTGCCCCTTGATCTTTTAGCAGTTTGGCAAGCCTACAAAACTGCAACGTGTCGCCAATGCCCTGTTCTCCATAGACAAATATAGTCTTACCATCCAAAGATTGGCTTCCGTCCCATAGTTCTTTAGGTAGTTCTTTTCTTGGGTAAGATTTTTTATTAAACCGGGACTCATAGGCTTTCCAACCTTCTGCGTAACTTTGCTTATCTCCTAGTGTTAAAAGGCACATAGAACGATTAAATTGAGCATCTGCAAGATCTGGTTTAATTGCTAACGCTTTGTTATAGTCGGCAAAAGCTTCTTCAATGCGACCTATTTGTTGTAAAACTAAAGCCCTATTATTTAAAAACGCTTCTGGAACGGGGGAGTTCATACTTAAGGCTTTGCTATAAAGTTCTAAAGCTTCTTCAAATTTATGGTAATTTAACAACGCAGCGCCTAGGTTATTAATTGCCTCTGGGAAATGCGGTTGGATTTTAATGGCCTGTCTGTAGTCAGCAATGGCTTCTTCCATCTTATTAGCTAGTTGATAAACACAACCTCTATTAAACAAAGATTTGGCATATTTTGGATTACATTTAATTGCTTTGGTAAAGTCAGCAATAGCCAAATCTATCTGTTTTAGTTCTACATAAACGTTTCCACGATAGTCTAAAGTTACCTCGTTTTTGGGGTCTACTGCCAAAGCTTTAGTAAATACCTCTAATGCGACCATCCAATTGCTAACATCACACATGATGACCCCAAGAAGGTTATATGGGGGTATATATTTTGGGGTAGTACGAATTAATTCATCGCACATAAAGGCTGCTTGTTCCCTATTTCCAGATTTGTAAATGGCAAAAGCGGTGTTTAGTTTTTCAACGGCTTGTATGGGGTAAACCTTTTTGTTTTTCATTTAGAAGCGTTTTCCTCATAATGGTGGATTCTATGACAGTTTGCGCACAAAACTATGCATTTTTTTAATTCTTCTCGTAATTTAGCAAACTGCCCATTTGATAGCAAACGATGGATGTTTGCGTCTTTTTTACTTGGGTCTTCGTGATGGAAGTCAAAAGTAGCGGGATGATTTTGCCCACACTTTACACAACTAAGGGTGGCTTTATACTTTGCCCATTCTTCTTTAAATGCTCTCTTCTTATCAGCCGTTTTTTGTATTATGGCTTCTCGATTGGCTTCATAGTGTTTACGGCTCTGTCGTTTGTGATATGCTTTTCTTACGTTTGCGTCTTTGTATGGCATCAGGATGTACTTTATATTTCCAGTAGAGTGCGTTTTTAAATGACCACGGATTCGAAGGATTATACAGTTTAAAACCCGCGTTGATCAAACTATTGCTACTAGCAGGGTTATTTGTTGTGTCAGTAATACACCAGTTCCATCCAAGTTTTCTTGCTTGTGCAAGCCTTGCTTTGATAAGGCGTAGTTGTAAACCATGACCTGTAAAGCCTTCCATTACACCAGCCCTACATAAGTAGCCTGTATCTGTCCACTTGATTGAGCGGACCAAACCCGCAAAGCCGACAGGCTTTCCACCCTCTGCATACGCAATCCACCAATGACCTCGGTCTGTCTTGTACGGCGTATCCTCCGGAAGTATTTTCTTTTGTAGAAAAAGTAGTGTGGTTTGAATTGATGGGACTCTGATGTCCACTTTTTTGACTGAAAATTGCATTTCCCATAGCTCCCCGATTATTTACCTGTTTACACCCATTTTACCTAAAAAAGATTGCACAACAATAAAAACGTGGTATTATGGCTTATCTGGGTGATTACCTGTATCGGACTGCCCCAGCAGACAATGCAATGATTGATACGGGAACTTTTGCATAAGGATTTATATCATGGCACGTTCCACATTTGAAGGCCCAATTCTATCGGGCGACAACCGTTTTGGTCCAACTCGTAACGTAGGTTACTCAGTTTTAGCACAGTCTGCTGCTTTAAACTTTGCTACCACTACCGCAAATACTGCTGGTTATAGTGGTGGATCTGGCGTTTTTGTTAACTCTAACAACATCCCTAACAGCCAAGCTGTTATTTATACACCATCTTCTACAGCTACCGCCACCGCAGCTACTGTTACAGCCGATAGCGCAACTTTAGTAATGCGTGGTGCTGTAGCTTACTTGCCAGCTGGTAGCCGTGTTATTGACTTTAATATTGACGTTGGCGCAGCTGTTACTGTAACTGGTGGTACAGCTACTTTGACATCGCAAATTGTTTACATTTCAAATACATTTGCTAACGCTGGTACTTCAACTGCTACTTATGCAGTTACTAGTGCATTGTCTTCCGTGGGTCGTGCTTCTTTGAGCGCTTTTAGTGCTACTCAATTGACAAATCAACAGTCTACATCAACTGATGTTGTTGGTTTAGCAGGTACACCAAACTTGTCACAAATCGTATTTACGGTAGCATTGGTCGGGGTTAACCTAACAAGTGCAACATCATTAGCTGGTCAATATTACTTTACGGTTCGATATACTCAGCCCGATGGAAATATTGGTTCCACAACTGCTTACCCATACGGTAACTTTGACTAATTGATCCGAATTGGGGGGAGTTTCCCCCCTTTTTAAAAAATTTAAGGAGATATTATGTCAGGATGGACAGTAGTAGACACAGCATCGAATAAGTCGTTGCCTGTAGGCGGAAGCCAAAACTCAGGTACAGGAGTGCCATACGTATCTCCTGCGCCTTCAACAACAGACCCTGTTGGTAAATTTCGTGTATCTCAGCCTCAGTCGCTGATTGATACAGACTTTGAATATGGTACTCAACCTACCAAATGGGAATCTATTGGTCTTCAGAATAATCGACCAGGACCATATTACATTGCACAACAGCCACTTGTTGGCGTATCTGCAATTACAGGTACAGCAACGGCTGACCAAGTAACCATTACTTATACTGGAACAATTCCTAATAACACACCTATTTTTATTCAAAACTCTACAAACTCCACAATTAATCAATGGGGTTGGGTTGTTACTGGTGGTACAAATACAACAAGTACAGTAGTTTTTGCTCCCGGTTCCACTACTACAACTAATGCCGCAGCTTATTTTAGTGCCGCTGGTTGTTATGTTTACTTAGGATATTTTTATAGTAATTCTGGTTTCCAGACAGGTTCAAACCCTATTGTTGTTACAAGCACTACAGTATTAACTATTACTACTACTGGTGCTCACGGTTTAAGTAAAGGCAGTCTTGTTTATCTAAACGGTGCAGCTATTGCTGGTGGTGCTACTGCAGTTAACGGAGCATATACTGTTGCTACTGTTCCTACATATAACACTTTTACAGTTACTGCTAACGGTTCTGCTGCTGGATCTCCAACGGCTTCTGCTGGTAATAACGTTGTTTATGCTCGTTCATCTGGATTTGTTGAACCTCGTTCATTTGACGGTGGTGTAGCGTTTTCTTCTGGTGCGGCAGTTCCAAACCAACAGTTAGTTCGTCAAACAAGACGTTATTTCCGTTATCAGTCTGGTAAAGGTATTCAGTTTTCTACTGGTTCATCTTTAAAGCCAGCATTGTTTGTAACATCGGTTGTTAATGCATCTAAAACTGTTACAGTAACAACTCGTTTTAACCACAACTTAGCAGTTGGTGCAAGCATCCAAGTTGTTGGCTGTGATCAAGGTTACTTTAACGGCAACTATTCAGTAGCTACAACTCCAACCCCAACTACATTTACATACACAATTGGTATAAGCAACTTCGTTACCGCTACTGGTCAATACCGTATTACTCCTTTAAGTTGGTATGGTTCATTTAGCCGTATTGGGTTTTTTGATAACCAAAACGGGATGTTCTTTGAATTTGACGGACAGACTTTATATACCGTTTTGCGTAACAGCACTAACCAGATTAATGGAGTTGTATCTGTAACCAATGGTTCTAGTACTGTAACGGGTACTGGCACTCAATTTACTACTCAGCTACAACCTGGAAGCAATATTGTTATTCGTGGTCAGTCTTATCGTGTAATTCAGATAGACAGCGCTACTAGTTTACAAATTAGCCCAGAGTATCGTGGTACAACAATTTCTAATGCTATTGTTTCAGTAACTTTAGATTTTAAAACACCACAATCACAATGGTTAGATCCATGCAACGGTACAGGTTCTTCTGGTTACAACATAGACTTAACCCGTATGCAAATGTGGTATATAGACTATTCTTGGTATGGTGCTGGTTATATCCGTTGGGGTATTCGTGGTACTAACGGCCTAGTTACTTATGTAAATCAACAACAGAACAACAACAAGCAGTTTGAAGCTTATATGCGTTCTGGTAACATGGCTGCTCACTATGAAGTATCTGGTATTGGTCCTTCAACTTATTTAACAGCAGTTTTGTCACAATTTACAACTTCAATTACTGCAGATATAACAGGTTTACAAACTACTATTCCAGTAAACGAATCTTCAAGATTCAATCAAAGCGGCGGTGTTGCTAAAATAGGTAACGAATATATTTTCTACGGAACCGTATCTACTGCTTCTGGTGCTGGTGATTTGTTAAACTGTGTCCGTGGTTTTGGTAATACTGCAGCGGACGACCAAACTTCTGGAACAACAATTGAACCTTCATCATTTACTGTTGCTAATGCGACTGGTATGCCAACGTCATCCGCAACGGCTGGTGGTGCTACATTGCAAGTTAAAATTTCAAAAGCTAGTGGCGCTAATGAGTATATTGGGTATACAGGCATTACTTCCGCTGGGATTGTTTGGGGATTAACTAGAACACAAACTGGCGGTTCTGCAAGTACCGTAAATTTTGCTGGTGATGTAACTAGCGCTGTTGAATTAACTACCCCTGATTCAGTACCTGCTTTATCTCATTGGGGTTCATCTGCAATTATGGATGGATTGTTTAATGATGATAAATCGTTAATTTTTAACTATGGTACAGTTGCCAGCGTTACTTTAACTGCGGGTGCAGTTTGCCCAATTTTGGCAATTCGTATTGCTCCTTCAGTTGACAATGGTCAAACAGGCTTATTAGGCGCTAAAGAAATTATTAACCGTATGCAGTTACAGTTGGCTGAATTGGGTCTTGTAACTTCTGGAACTATGTTGATTAACCTAGTATTAAATGGTTATTGCACAAGTTTTAGTGGTTCATTTGCATCTCCAACAACAGGTATTACAGGTGGTTTTACTTCTTCACTAGCTCAGGTGGCTTTTAATACAACCCCAACAGCAACCATTAGTGGTGGTGAATCTGTAGCGGCTGCGTTTACTAACTCTTCTGGTCAAACCACTTTGGACTTATC